GTTCTTTAACAACAGATTTGATCATATCTAGGATGGTTTGTTTTTCTTGATTTGATAATTGAGAAGGAAAGTAAGATAAGAATTCTTCAGTATTACCGGCAATTGCTGCTTTACGAGCCATTGTACCGCTTACTCCTCCTTTAGTTTGTATTTTAACAGGTATTACATTATCGCTGTATTGTTTGACGTATTTACTGCGTTCAGCAACGTCTTTATCGTCGTCCTCATTATCAGGACGCGCACCTATAAAAACATATACTTTCTCGTCACTATGATCGGTTAAATAATCTTTGAAATATTTAAAAGGAGAAGTAACAGGGATAATTTCACTAGGTACAGGAATAAATTTTTGGTACATTTTCCAAATTTTAACAGACTCATCTTGAGATATGTTATTTCTGGAGCCTCCACCTACTAATATTTGGACGTGTTTTACTTCGGGATTTTCTTTTAGTCCTTGTAAAACTACTTCAAGATGCCCTCTGGTTGGGGGTTTAAATCCACCACCAAAAAGGGCAATAGGCTTATCTTCGATAAGCTCTCTAACTAATTCCTGTACTAGAGACATTTATTTTAAGCTTTGAATTTTTTCTTTAGCTACTTTTTTCTTTTCTTCGATATCTTTTTTAGCACCACGGAATTCCTCCATAGCTGTTTCTACTTCTTTCATCATACTTTCATATTCTTTGATGGCTTCAGTAGCAACCCTAGATGCATCTGATTTTTGTTTATAGCAACCTTTAACTTCATCCATACGGATTTCGTCAAAAACAGTTACTTCCTGCATAATATCATCTTTAGTTGAACCTTTGGTAGGTTTTTTAACGATAAAGAATTTACCAATTTCGTCAATTACTTCATTGGTTTTTAATTCTGCTTCTTCAATTTCGTTTAATAAGTCTGTTAATTTCATGATTGTAAAAATTGTTTTAATTTTGATTGTGCTTCTTGAGGAGATACAATATGCTGAATTGATTTTTCAACATTTTCTTTATCCATTAAAGATTTAATATCCGCTTCTAGCTTTTCTTTTTGTTTTTCAGAACGTGCTTTTTCTTTATCCGTTTTAGGTTTAGTATCTGTAGGGATAAAGGGTACGATATATTTTTTAATAATATCGTCTAAACTTTGAGCATCTGCTAATTTTTTATCTTTAGTTGTTGCTACAAAATTGGCACCAAACAAATTAAGATAAGGAATAAAGTTTTTAGTCACGTTAGCCCATGTTTGCATTACAATTGCGGGCATTAAACTTCTATCTTCTCCCTTTGAGCGCTCAAATCTGTCTTGATTTTTACGTAATGATTTTTCTAATGAAGAATATACATAAACCATAAACACTTCATAACCTGCATTTTCTAAATCATTTTTAAGTTTTTCAGTGTTTTTATAGGATGCTGCTGTACCATCGATAACGATATTTTCTCTTTTGTCTATTTCTTGGGCTAGATCAGCTTTATATGATTTTGAAGCGGAAGCCATTGCTTTGCCTGCTTTGCTTCTACCATCAGCATCTGCTTTTTTAAGATCTAAAGATACACCTAAATCTTTTAGATTTTTAATAAAATAATCATCAACATTCATGACTTTTAACCCCATACCTGAGATAAGGTCTCCAACAATGGATGATTTACCAGCACCTGGGGCGCCTGCTAAGATAACAGCTTTAGGGGTACCTTGTACCTCATTTAAAAGTTGTAATAAAGAAATCATTTAACGCGCGTTTTGTAATAAATATTACAATTTTCTTTTTACTTGCGTTTTAAATTCAGTAAATATTGGTTTATGGGTTGGATTTTCTAAGTCAAAAAGTGTTTTTACAGTTTTAAAGATATCAAGATTTTCCTCTTGTGTACGTTTTGATTCGTACATTTCCCATCCTTTACCTTGCATTTTACCACTTGCTGCTTTTCTTTTATTTGATTTTAACCAAAGTACACCAAAACGATCTGGTTTTTTACCATAGCATTCTTCATACATTTTACCATAAACCGCAACTTGCAGATCATAAGTCGATTGAAGGTTATTGGATGTTTTCCAATCTACAATCCAAATTTCTCCCTCTAACTCAAAAATTAAATCACAAGTGCCTGCTACTTTAAGTTCATCTGAAAATAAGTGGACTTCAGTTTCTAGTAGGGTTGGGTTATATTCTTCCCAAAAGTCTACAAAACGTAAAAACATTTGCCATACTTCAGGATCATATTTTGGACTACCCCATTCATTTAGAAAATTTAATTCTTCTCCTAATAAGTATGCTTCACATAATTCATGCACTGCGGTACCGTTTTCTGCGGCTTTTTTAACGATATATTCTGAAGAATATCCTACTTTTTTGAGCCAATCTTCAAAATATTTACCTTTAGGATAAGCACCCAAAACATATGTTAAGGAGGGATAATATTCTCCATTACGTCTATAGTAACGAGAATCAGGCATAGTAATCTGTTTTGCATCTTTAGAAATTTCTAAGATACGGTTGTAAGACTTTTTAATATTTCTCTTACTCATAAAAATAATTTTTTCTCCAAAAGTCCCGAGAGTGTTAAGGGGTATGTTTCTTGGATTAATTTTGTGAAATTTTCAAAACCCATTTCACCCGGGTCCTTATCTTGCATGTCTACAAGATAAACTTCTTTACCTTCATTCATTAAACGCTCGCAAAATTTTAAGGCTTGTTTTTGAGCGTCTTTATCTAAAGCTATATAAATTTTTTCGACTGAAGATGTTACAATCTTTTTCATTAAGTTTTGTTGTATATTCTTGCCTAATAGTGGGATAGCGTTTCTTTTAATAGCTATGGCGTCAAATGGTCCTTCGCACAGTATAAGCGGTATATTCCAGTTTATAAACAACTCAAATGGCACGATATCACGTGAGACTGATGGGTTTCTATATTTAACAAATGGTTCTTTTTCAAATGAACGTCCTGTAAAATAATTTAGGGAACCATTAACATCATAAGAGGGAATAATTATCATATTTTTGTATTGCCCTTCTTTACAATAACCTATATTATATTTTCTAATATCATCAATAGTAATTCCTCTGTTTTTTAGATAAGCTAGAGCATGTCTACCTTCAATATTTGAGGAAGTAATATTATCAAAATATAGTATTTCTTTGGGTAATTCAACTTGTTGATCAACAGATACAAAAGTATCAGGACCTACATACCTTACTATTGATTTTAATTCACTAAGTTTTTCGGAAGAAGCTTTAGCTTGTTTGAATACTGAGTATAGTTTTTTACCTTTCTTATCACAAACCCAGCAATGCCATGGATTTTCACCTTTTTTATTTTCGGTAAAATTAATTTCTAATTTAGGTTTGTGGTGATTACAATAAGGACACCTGTAGGCTCTATTACCTCGGGCAGTTTGTTTTCCAGAACCAAGCACTGAGTTAGTCAGTGCAACTAAACTTTGATTTACCATATAACCATTAATATAATATCCTATTCTTGGGTATCAAAGTCTTTGGTAAAGAACTTTCCAAGAATATTATCATTGAAAAACTCATCTGGTTTTTCTAATACTTGATATATAAATAAATGTTTTGTTTCTTCGTAAGTTAACAACTTTTTTGTTGACACACAAACTAAAATCTCACGTTTAAAATTTTCAATAGGTTCATCTTTCATAAGTTCTTTTAAATACTTATTTGAACCCCAATATGTTTTCCAGTCTGATTCTTTAATTGCGATTCTATAAGATGGTCTGCGTCCTACTACACCTTCATACTCTTTTAATTCTTTTTTAGTTAATTTAACTTTACGAGTATGTTGTAATACTTTTTTACCAATGTATATTTTACCTGTGGGAATATGGATTACTCTGTATACAAATCCAAAAGTTGAAGGAGGGAATTCCTCAATAGAGCTAAGCTCTTTCCCTTTATACGTCCAGTTCATAATGTTATCGGTCTAAGTTAATCAATATTGTTGTATCAGTTGTAGGACTAGTAGGTAAGGGTTGGGAGAGTTTACCTATAGCTAATAGATTTTGATTTTCATCATAAAGTCCTACGGTTGTTACATATGGAGAGAAATA